GTCACCACCAACCTAAACACACGGTATTAAGGTGTGTTGACCCAGGCTAATCGGTAACTTTGGGGCGCGTCCCGCGGGATCTGCCCCTCTGAACCGACGCCATATAAGAAGCTAGCTATCGCCGTTTTCTCGTCCCACTTTCTCAACGGGACGGGTTTGGCGTGCGCACGGAGAACCCGTGTATAAAGCATTCCATGCTTTTCTTTCACGGTACGCCTAGTTTCACTATGGAGGACTTGGTCTTCCAAAGTCTCATCTCCGTACACCCTCAAGTGTTTCGGGATCTGCGCAATGCAGAGTTCTAGCGCCCGTCTGGGCGCGCGCATAGCCTTAAGACCGTTATGGAGAGCAACCCATTCAACAGGGCTCCTTGGAGCCTGTTTTAAATAAATGGGTCGCACATCCATACCTAGGAAATAATCTCCACCACAGGATTCCCTAAAGGGACCTTCGGTAAAGGTTTTTCTCCTATTAGGTATGAAACCTAAAGCGCGCAACACTGACAAGAGGGGCTCTGCGAGGGCCGTTGGGACTATGATGTCGTCTCCGTAGACTGAGAAGTTCTTAGTCACACAGAGGTCGACGCCATAAATCTCCGCTGTCGCAAGACAGATGGCCGAAAACAGAGCAGTTTCAAGCTCGAACGTGTAGCCGTTCCCCATAGAAGAAAACTTCTCAAGAAGGTACCACTTGTGGTGCCCTTCCTTGTCCGTTATCCTCGTTTTCGGAGACCGAGCTGCGTCCAATAACCTGAACCAACTAGGAGGTACAACCCGTTTAATTAGGTTGTAGCAGATTGTATCGCTAGCCGACGACAAGTCGATGGTCGCGAGGTCGCCGTCCAGACTGGCCTTTTTAGCCAACACTTTATGTAGTTCTTCAGATTGGATACCCACCTTTTGAGTGAGCCCGGGAAGAATGTCATGCTCCTCTGGAAGGAGAAGCAGACCAGCTTTGTTAAGGTTGCGCCGTAAAGCGCCACCCAAGGCAAGCTGTATACATAAGTTTAAGGACGGTTCAATTGCGATTCCTCGATCAGTAGTAGCGTCTTTTGGCACGGTTGTGAACCGATTGCCATCGACGCAAGGGATCTGTAGATCCTTACTAACCGTCTGCTGCATGGCGGGATCCGAGCAGAACAAAGTACCATTTAAGTTTCGGTACCAAGCTGTTCGGGCGAAATCCCTAAGAAAAACCCATGCCGCCGGTGTCATCTCGGGTACTTGTGCAATCTTATCTGGTATAAGACTACGTTTTTGACGTGTACCAAAGGTTACTCCCGGACCAAACCTCAGAGAGAGGTCTCCCGGGATTCGCCCCATTAAGCGTCTAGCGTGTTTTTCTACCAGGTTCAAGAAGTGAACCATGGCAGGATTATAGGTTTCCCCGTAATCCCATGCCGAAATGCGCCTATTTGAGGTGAAGCACAAACGCTCACATTCAAAGAACGTGTTTACGGCAATTTCTTCCGTATCAATTCCAGAAGGGAGGTCTTCACATTTCCGCAAAAACTCAGTAGCTTTTGCAGCAGCGAAGTAATCATTTGCGTCTTTGTAATGCCTTGGATCAACACGCAGTTCAGCGAGTTGAGTGTACTCATGGTGCCTGAGCATAAGAGCGCAAGCCAACGCACGAGGACCGTCAATGGCTTCGAAGTACTCGATAGCCACTTCTTCGACAATATGCGATAGAAGTTTTTTGTCCATTTTATGATCCTTGTCATATCCTAGGGGGCGAGCATGCTCGCTGCATAGCCCAGAAGGGCCAATATTCCAACCACAAGTACAAAGTGGATTAGGAATTTGCTAACTCTGTCATCCATGGTAGATCACCGTGGAGCAAAGCCAGTCAGGATGCATTCCTGGATATGAGCCGAGTCAAAGAGATTACCTGCTTGTGCAGCTGTCTCTCTGAGCTCCGAATCCGGGGACTCGGTCGGCAAAATCAAAGTAATGGACACTGATGCTTGACGAACACGGACCTTTTGACCAGTGGTCGAGTCTGTGTAGGTTTCCGGGCGCAACGTCTTAATATTGACGACGCGCGCGTCACCCTTGCTCGTAGAGCTCGTCTTCATCATCAGAGACGGTCGATACGCTGCTGGAAGCGTCGTATCTTCAACTCGCCAATAGGCGGGCTGACCATCACCAGAACTGCCGGTGATAGCGGTGTAGATGACGTCAGTGACGTTGTCTGCTTTTTTAACGGTAATGTTCGCGATTGCGGGCATACCATCTTCCTTTCAGGAGGTTAAGTAACTCATTTTCGAGCTACGATTTGAGCCAAAATGGCAAAAAGATTGATAGCGCGAGTCGACGATATGCCATTCCGAATTGTAAACGGAGCAACATATGGCTGTGGGTGCAGGGTTCGCACGATACGGAACGACTCAAAGGTTCGAGACGCTCCACGAGCTAGTACCTGTGGCCACTGATTCGTGCACCTTAGGAGTAAATCACCTCGTGATGTCTCCGTCCGGTAACAATCTGTGACTTCGTAGTCAATGAAGTCCGTCAAGGACTCTAGATACTTCCCAATGTTGGTGAAGTAATCGAATACGAATGAATAGGGAACAAGTTCCCAGGGAAGACTAAAGTCTATCAAACCGAGATCAGATGGAGTTATTTGATCCATCGTCTTTCGGCGAACCCATGCGGTCCAGCGGCAAGTAAGGCGGTAAGCCTCAAAAGCCTCCATCGCGTACGGGGTCGATCCAACCTTTTGGGTCGGTAGATAGACGGTCTTCTGTTCAGAGACTGCAAAAGGTTTCGCATTCCTTTGCTCATGCAGAAGTTTCAACAACTCCTGCATATCTCTGACAAGGGGAGCAACCCCGAACTGCCATGCAAGCCAGGCATTAGGCATCGAGCCTAGTGTACGCTCAGCACCCCCTCGTGAGAGGTGTTTCTGAGCCCTCCTTGCGAAAGTGTCGAGCGGTTTGCGAATCGCCCGAGCAGCACGTGACAAAAGGTCTAACGTTTGACGACCTTCTGCCACATTCAGTCCCATGTTAACTTTCGTTTTAAGAGAGTTAATGAACCGATCGTAGGCCTGATTGCGAATCAAAGGCATTGGATCGGCGGACCCAGTGTAGTAGTTGAACCTGGCGTTACGAGTATAGCCGTAGCTAGCATCGTAAAGAGTCAGATTCTGACCACTGTAGGGCCAATTAGGAGACTGAGCGACCAAAACAGAGTACCCATGGTTGTAAGGTAGGGGTCTCCTTACTTTCTGACCATTATCGGTACGATACCACTGTTTCCATCCGTACTTTACGTAGGATGGGTAGTATTGGGTCTGAAAAGGCCCTTTCATAGTTGAGCTCCCGTAAGGGAGCCCGGGCCCCAGCAAAACTGGGTACCCCGACGTCCGTGGGAGGTTAAGTTTTTGGATGTCATAAGATGTCCTTAAACGATGC